TTGATGACCTGCTTGACGGCACGACGGCTATTAAGCCGAACCTGACTGTTGGTGAGTGGAAGGTCGGCGGCACGGCGGTTACTGCGACTGCCGCTGAATTGAACTATAACGACATCACCACCCTCGGAACGACGCAAGCATCAAAAGTCGTTACCGCTGATGCGAGTGGTGACGTTAAGTTTGCCAACGCCATCATCGAGACGGTTTATGCGCTGAGCGGCACGACGCCTGCCTTGAACCCAAATAACGGCACGATCCAAACTTGGACCCTATCGGCAAACTCTACGCCAACAGACAGCTTTGCCGCTGGCGAGGCTATGACGCTGATGATTGATGACGGCACGGCCTACACGATCACTTGGCCGTCTGTGACTTGGAAAACGGACGGCGGCGTGGCCCCGACGTTGAACACCAGCGGCTTCACTGTCGTTACCTTGTGGAAAGTCAGCACGACGCTCTATGGTGCGCGTGTAGGAGACGCATAATGCTAGGTAAAAAAGCACTTAGTGCTGCATCTGTTGCTGCCGCGCTCCCTATTGAGGACGTTTTTTCGACGTATCTCTACACGGGAAACGGCTCCACGCAGACAATTACCAACGGGATTGACCTTGCTGGTGAGGGTGGGCTGGTTTGGACAAAACGCAGAAACAACACGTTGGCTCATCAACTGTTTGACACTTTGCGCGGTGCAAATGTTCAGCTTGCAACGGACGCTACCAACGGCAATATCACGGTTACGAACCGCCTGAACTCTTTCAACGTGGACGGTTTTACTCTTGGCGGGGGCGCGTCTGGCCCCAATGTGTCCTCAGGCACCTACGCCTCATGGACATTCCGCCAAGCACCTCGCTTTTTTGACGTAGTGACTTATACCGGGACAGGATCAAACCGCACTATCGCCCACAGCCTCGGTGTCGTTCCGGGATGCATCATCGTCAAGCGCACGGACACTACCTCTGATTGGCAGGTTTATCACCGCAGCAACGCCAACACTGAATACATGGTGCTAAACACAACTGCGGCGAAAGCAACTGGCACAACTCGTTGGAACAGTACGACACCCACGTCAACTGTATTCTCCTTGGGAACTGACACCACTGTCAACGCTTCTGGTGGTACCTACGTCGCCTACCTCTTCGCCCACGACCCCCTCGGCCCGTCTGGTGATGGCTCGGATGGGTTGATTGCGTGTGGGTTGCATACGCAGGCGGTTACTGACGCTAACGAGTTGATTAACCTTGGGTGGGAACCTCAATGGGTTCTTACTAAAAGGGCAGATTCGTCTGACGACTGGATACTTGTTGACAATATGCGTGGCTTTCTGGCGACAGGAAACTCAACCATGTTGCGACCAAATCTTCCCAACTTAGATGGCCTGACCAGTAGTCCAAGACTTGCCAGCAACGGTTTTGTTTTCAGTACTACTGCTGGTCAGCAGCATATCTACATCGCCATCCGCCGTGGTCCTATGCGGGAACCGGAGAGCGGGACGCAGGTGTTTAATACTATAGTGCAATCCCCTCAATCTTCTGGAGCGGTGAGAACTGTAGGGTTTCCCGCTGATATGATTCTTGGGGCCTTCAGAAACGCAGCCGTGGGGAAACTTGTAAACACCAGACTTACAGGGTTTGCCAACACAAGCGGTGCGTCTCAGAATACGAAAGGTTTGTTTACAAACGCAACAGCCGGTGAAACGGACGAATACCCCTTGTTTTATGATGTGTGGAATACCACTGCCAAAGATGGTGATTTCATCTATTCCTCAAATGGCGTTAATTATTTCTTCCGCCGCGCACCGGGGTTCTTCGATGTGGTGGCGTATACTGGGACGGGGGCTAACAGGACTGTCAGCCATAACCTTGGTGCTGCGCCTGAGTTGATGATTGTGAAAAAGCGCAGTGCAGCGGACAACTGGGTTGTTTATGCCGGTGACGCCACGGACTACTTAATCCTAAACTCAACGGCGGCGACCGCTGATCTTGACACCATGTGGAATGACACAGCCCCAACAGGCAGCGTCTTTTCGCTTGGCACGAACGATGACGTAAACGGCAACACGGCCAGATTCATCGCCTACCTCTTCGCTACACTCCCCGGCATCAGCAAGGTTGGCAGCTACACGGGCAATGGTTCAAACCAAACGATCAACTGCGGCTTCACGACGGGTGCAAGGTTCATCCTTATCAAGCGCACGGACAGCACGGGTGATTGGTATGTCTGGGATACGGCAAGAGGTATCGTCACGGGCAACGATCCTCACTTGAGCCTGAACACGACTGCCGCAGAGGTGACGACAAACGACACGATTGACCCGGATAGCACTGGCTTCATCGTCAATCAGGTTGCCGCCACCAACGTAAACGTCAACACTGCGACCTACATCTATCTGGCGATTGCCTAATCAACCCCATCTGAAAGGATCAATCTCATGGGCGAATACAGACACAAAGTCACGGGCGAGGTGAAAACCCAAGGAGAATGGCGCGCTGCCAATCCTCAAATCTCGCTCCCTCGCGCTTGGAACCAGAACGTCCTCAACGCTCTGAACGTCGAGGCCGTTTTTGAGACCCCAAAGCCGGATGCCGGTCCGTATCAAATGGCTGTTCGTAATGGCGTCACCAAGGACAGCAACGGCAACTGGGTGCAGGCTTGGGTTGTCGTTGACATGTTTAAGGACGATGCGGAAGGCACCAAGGCTGAGAAGGAAGCTGCATATCAAGCCAACCTTGATGCAGAGGCAGCCAAGGCTGTTCGCTCTCAGCGCGACAGCCTGCTCGCCGCGACCGATTGGATGGCTTTGTCCGACGTGACGCTGAGCGCAGAGATGGCTACCTATCGGCAGGCGCTTCGTGATATAACGGCTCAAGAGGGCTTCCCGCACAGCGTGAACTGGCCCGCCAAGCCGTAAGGAGCGCACATGCCGCTTGTCCCGCTTCAAATTCCGCCGGGCATTTCTCGCAAGGGAACTGCTCTAGAAAGCACGGGCCGCTGGTTTGACGGCTCGCTCGTTCGCTGGAAGGATGGCGTCATGCAACCCGTTGGCGGCTGGGTTCAGCGGGGCGATGCAACGGCCACGGGCGTGGCTCGCGGGGCTGTTGCATGGCGCGCGAACAACGGCACGCGCTGGCTGGCCTTTGGGACGCACAACGCGCTGAAAGTCATGGGTGCCAGCAACACCGTAACCGATATTACTCCGACCGGGCTGACGGCTGGCATTGTCAGCGCAGATGCAAATGATGGCTACGGCGGTGGGCTTTATGGCGTCAGCTTCTACGGAACTGAGCGGCCAGAAGGCGAAACCCCGATCCCAGCGACGACTTGGTCTTTGGATAACTGGGGCGAGTATCTTGTCGCATGTTCTAACGCTGACGGCGACATTTATGAATGGACCCTCAACACGGCCAATGATGCCGTTGTCGTGACAAACGCGCCGACGAGCAACAGCGGCATTCTTGTTACCGAGGAGCGTTTCCTGTTTGCCCTTGGCGCTGGCGGCAACCCTCGCAAGGTTCAATGGTCCGACAGAGAAAACAACACAGTCTGGACGCCCAGCACGACGAACGAGGCTGGCGATCTGGAGTTGCAGACCAACGGCCAAATCATGCTGGCGCTTCGCACGCGCGGGCAGGCGTTGATCTTGACCGACGTGGACGCGCACACAGCGACATACCAAGGCCCGCCCTTTGTCTACGGCTTTGAGCGTGTCGGCTCGTCCTGCGGTGCCGCCTCACGCAACTGCGCTGCGGCGGTTGATGCTGGCGTGTTCTGGATGAGCCGCGACGGGTTCTACTCGTTCACCGGCGGCGGCGTACAGCCCTTGCCGTCCGAGGTGTCGGACTACGTTTTCAGCAATCTGAACATTGCGCAAATTTCTAAGGTCGCCTGCGTGGCGAATGGCCTTCAGAATGAGGTTTGGTGGTTTTACCCATCCGCCACATCCAATGAAAACGACAGGTATGTGTCTTATAACTATGCCGAAGGGTATTGGACTATCGGCGCAATGGCCCGCACATGCGGCGTCGATGCTGGCGTGTTCCGCAACCCAATTATGATCGCGCCAACAGGGCCGATTTACGCGCATGAAACCGGCTGGAACTATGATGGTGCCGAGGTCTATGTCGAAAGTGGCCCGGTGCAGATCGGCGTTGGCGATCAAACGATGATGGCCAAAGAATTGATCCCGGACGAGAAAACGCAGGGCGACGTGACTACGACGTTCAAGACCCGGTTCTATCCGAATGACACAGAGCGGTCTTATGGCCCATATTCGATGGCGGCACCAACCAGCGTGCGGTTTAGCGGTCGTCAGGTCTCAATGCGCGTTGTCGGCGCGCGTCTGGCTGATTGGCGCTGGGGCATCCCGA